TAGAGATAGAGATAGAGATAGAGATAGAGATAGAGATAGAGATAGAGATAGAGAAGAAGGACGAACTGACGGACAAGCTTTGGTAAAATTCTCTAAATTATATGAAGATAATATCGGACTAATAAATCCAATTACCTCTGAATGGCTTATAGATATGTCAGATACGATAGATTATCAACTTTTTAAAAGAGGTATAGAGATATGTACCGAAAGAGGAAGCTTGAATTTGGGCTATTTAAAAGGTGTGATTAGAAAATGGTTAAATAACAACATAACAACATATGACCAACTAAAAGCATATGAACTACAAACAAAAGCTAAAGACAAATCTAGACAACAAGATAAATTACACAAATTTGACTTTCTAGACAATAGACCTAAAACATCTAATGATGAAGAATTAGATCCAGTATTGTATCAACAAATGCTAGATTTAGAAAGAGAATTGGAGGGAGAATAAATGGATGCTGCTTTACTTAATAAAATACAGTCTACATTAAAAAAACATAGTCCAGAAGAAGTTGAATATAGTTGCCCTAAATGTAGAGATTTAGGATATACATTCAAAACAGATAAGGACGGATATGAAATAGCAATTCCATGTGAATGTCTACAAAAGAAACAAAGTGTCGAAAAAATGGAACGTAGTGGGTTATCAGAAGCTTTTAAACAAAGAACGTTTAAAACATTTACTGTAAACAACAAATGGCAATTAGAGGCAAAGACAAAGGCTATGAACTATAGTAAAAACTTTAAAGAAACTAATGCGAGTTTAATACTATTAGGACAACCAGGTGGAGGGAAAACACACCTAGGAGTAGCAACAATGTTAAGACTAATAGAAGATAATGTTGGATGTGTATATAGAGAATACCTTGCGATGATAACAGATCTTAAACAAACAAGCATGGACGAAACAGATTATATAAGAGAGTTAGAAAAGTACATAAATCCACCAGTTCTATTTCTGGACGACTTCTTAAAAGGAACTCCAACACAAGCAGATTTAAAACATATATACAAAGTAATAAACACTAGATACTTAAAAGGTATGCCAATGATAATTAGTACGGAAAAGAGCATAAAAGAGATATTGGAATTTGATGAAGCTGTTGGATCTAGGATTATAGAACAAGCGAAAGGAAATATAATAGAGTTTCCTAGAGATTCTAGCAATAACTATAGATTAAGAAATATAATATAGGGCTTTAATAAGCCCTAGAAGGGGGAAAATGATGAATAAAAAGACAAAAAAACTAGATATTGTAGAAGTAATAAACAGTAAAAAGAGAGTAGGCAATATAAGATATATAGACCCATTAGGAAGAATATGCTTACCTAAAGATTTAAGAAAACTATTAAATATAAATGAAGAAACTCCGTTAACAGTAGAATATGATGGTGATTCAAAAGAACTAAGAGTTATTCCATTAGATAAATAATATTTACAAATAAATACCTAGGAGTTAGTTTCTCCTAGGTGAAAGGGGGATAATCGTGGCTAGTAAAGTAAATGACTTAGAGTTAGAAAAAATAAAAGAATTGTACGAAAAAGGTTATAGTATCCTGCGAATCGCGAACGAAATAGGCAGAGCGGATGGAACTGTAAAGAAGTATGTGGAAGAAATGAAACTTGTAAAACCACCAAGACCAAGCTTAGCAGGGGAAAAATTCGCAAGATTAACAGTATTGGAATTGGATTATGTGAAAAGTAGAAGAAGATACTGGAGATGCAAATGCGAATGCGGAAATGTAGTAACGGTAAGCGAGGGCAACTTAAAGCATGGTATAACAAAATCTTGTGGGTGCATAAAGAAAGAGTACCTACAAAACAGAAAAAAGGGGAAAACAACGAAAAGAGTTAAGCCAAGAAAAAACAAAGGTGGCGTGTATTCTCTACCGTTTGGAGAAATAGAGCTAAAGGGCAATTACAAAAATAATACATTAAAAGAATATAAATTATCACCTCAGGAATTGGCTGCTTATTTAAGGGAACTAGAACACAAAGAAGTAAAGAGAAGGAGAGAATAGTATGGAACAAAATTTAATTATAGCTAAAAACATAAAAACTGGAGAAGTGGTAGAATTTGCAACACAAAAGGAGGCAACAGACTACTTTAAAGGGATATATGGAGATAAAATAAGAAATTCAAACGTAGTAGCAATGTTAAAACAAAAAACAGCTTACAAAGGAATATGGGAAGTCAACTACATAGGAGATGGGAAGATAACTAGAACTTGTAAACATTGTGGCAAGAAATTTAAAACAAGAAGAGACCAACAAGTATTTTGTAGCGATGTTTGTAGAGAAGACTATCATCCTGTAAAAATACAAGGAGTAAAGGAAAAGGAACTAATACATAAGCTAGTAACAATGCTAGCACCATATAGAACGGCAAAATAGGGGGCAATTATGGAGAGATACACACTAAATAAAAATGCAGAAGGATATACAGATTTAACGGCGCTAGAAGGAATTAAGAGAGCAGATAAAGATTTAAAGAATAAAGCTAAAAAAGAAATATGGAAACCTATAAAAGACTTTGAAGGATATGAAGTAAGTAATATGGGAAATGTAAGAAGTTTAAATTATGAACACACAGGGAAAATTAAAATACTTAAACCAAGCGCTCAAAAAAATAAATATTTACATATTATTTTATCTAAAAATGGCAAGCACTACACTAAACGAGTTCATAGATTAGTTGCTGAAACATTTATACCAAATATAGAGAATAAACCACAAGTTAACCATATAGATGGGAACAAGGGGAATAACAGAGTGTCAAATTTGGAATGGGCTACTCGCAGTGAAAACATGAAACATGCATATAATACAGGACTACATGAGCTTCCGAATAACAAAGGTAAAAATAATCCGAAATCTAAGAAAGTGATTTGCGTTACTACGAACGAGGTTTTTGATTATATCAATGAAGCTGAAAGAAAATATAATGTAGCGCATCAAGATATAGGAAGATGTTGTAAAGGTAAAAGAAAATCAGCTGGTAAGCATCCAGTAACAGGCGAAAGACTAAAATGGGAATATGTGGAGGATTAAAAAAATGAAAAGTGAAGCACAAGAACAAAAGGTGATAATCCAGTGGTGCAACTTACAATCTTGCAAATATCCAGAACTTAAAATGATATTTCATTGCCCAAATGAAAGCAAGAGATCAGCTAGATACGGAGCAGAATTAAAAAGAATGGGTATGGCGAAAGGATTTCCAGATTTAGGACTATTAGTACCTAATAAAAAATATGCAGGATTATTCATAGAATTAAAAGCAGATAAAACAAAGAGCATGACAAAAGAACAAAAGGAATGGCTAGAAAAACTAAATAGTTACGGATATAAAGCTGTTAGATGTAATGGCTCAGAAGAGGCTATACAGATCATTAAGAGATATTTGGGAATATAGATATGGAATTTGAATGTGGTAGAGTAAAATATTTAGATCCAGTAGAACAATTTAAGAAAGAAGTTAAGAAAGAAGAAATAGGACAAGTTAGTTATAAGCAATTAAGTTTTTTCTAAAGGAGGTTGAAGTGATACTAAGTAAAGTAGATGAAATAGTAGATAGAGCAAAAGAAATAATGGAAGCTAAGGGGATAAGCCCTCTAGCTTCTGTAATAAAAGCGATAGAAGAAGTAGAAAGAGAATTGGAGGTAGAACATGAGTAGTAATTATTTCAAAAAGTGTTCAAATTGTAAATGGTTGAAAATAAATGAAAAAAGAGAAAAATTTTATTGTGAAAATGCATTTGGAAACTTTATATCAACTGGTGATGTTTGTGAATATTGGGAAGGCATACAGACAGTAAAAGAAGATGTAGTAAATCATCCATCACATTACAATGACGGCAAAATAGAGGTAATGGATTTTATTGAAGATAAACAACTAAACTTTGCTAGAGGTAATGTAATCAAATATGTTTCTAGAGCTGGGAAAAAAGACCCAAATAAAGAACTAGAGGACCTTAAAAAAGCATCATGGTATTTAAATAGAGAAATAGAACGATTAAACAAGGAGGAAGAATAATGGAAGAAATAAAACAAGCACTAGAAATATTAAAAAGAGAATGTACTAAACAAGATGACTGTGAAGGTTGCCCAATATCTAAGGTATTAGGATATAGTTGCCAAGAGGTAGCTATTCCAGAAGAATGGGAAGTAAACCACTAGGAGGAGAAATGGATAGAGTAATAGGAGATATAATTATTCTAGTTGTAATAGGATTATGGATAGCTAGTAGATTATTTGTATAAGGGGGATAATATGTTTACAATAAATGATTTTAAAGTAAGATTAGTTAATGGAGAAGAAGTAAAAAACTTTGTAAAAAGACATGGAGAATTTAGTAAAGTGTGTTATGATACTCCAAAAGAAAAAGCAGAAAAAGTAGGAGAACATTGCTTAGAAAGTGGACATCTAAGTGGAAGTAGACACTTATATATGGTATTTGAAATTAAAAACGTACCACGTTCAGCCGTAGACCAACTTGTAAGACATACACAAGGATTTGTAACAAATGTGCAAAGTTTAAGATATTGCAATAAAGACGGAAAAGTAAGCTTATACGCAGCACCAGAGATAGAAAAGGATATATACTTAACACAATCATTACATAACTATGAAGCTCAGGCACAAGCTTACTATGATTACTTCCAAAGCAATTTAAAAAACAACGGTTATACAAATGAACAAGCTAATGAAATAGCTAGAACAGTTATTCCAATAGGAGTAGCTACAGAATGTAACATAGCAGTAAACATAGAATGCTTAATACATTTAGCAAACGTAAGATTATGTACAAGGGCTGAATTACCAATAAGAACAATAGTAAAAGAAATGGTAAGACAAGTGTTAGAGGTAGAGCCAAGATATAAACCTTTCTTAGTACCTAATTGTAAGAAACTTGGATATTGTCCAGAAGGTAAGGATTGCAAATAATATAATATAGGGGGATAATCGAATGGCTAAAACAATTGATAAAACATTTTCTGACGCAGAAGGAAAACTATATAACTACAATAGCACAAAAATCGAACTAAACAGTCTTAAAATAGACTTAGAGTATTTAGAAATAGACTATAAGGGATGCAAAGCTATTAGCTATGCTGACGAAAGAACAGGAGAAACATACAACATAAGTAATACAGTAGAGAGTGAAGTATTAGCCAAAGAAAGACAGATAAAAGATCTAGAGAGTAAAATAAATAAAAAAGAAAGACAGATTAGAAAAATAGAAAATGCATTAGAACTACTAAAGGAAGAAGAAAAAAGATTAGTTAGCTTTAGATATTTCTCAAATAGAAAAAAAGCACCAAGTTGGTTAGATGTAGGAGAGGAAATAGGTTATTCGGATAAAAAATGCAGAGCTATGAGGAATGATATTATTAACAGAATAAAAACGCTTATATAATTACAAATTTACCGTAAAAGTTCCGCAAAAGTTCCGTAAAAATTCCTTTTTTATACGGAAAACTATAGTATATTTATAGTATGGGAAACTAAAAAATCCCTTATTTCTTTAAAGTATTTCCCTAGAAGTCTGGTAAACTTCTAGATTTTGAATTGGTTTGAGTAACAACGAAAAGTACATTCCTCCGGGCATGAGGGAAGCCTGCTAATAATTCCCTCTTAAAAAAGATATTAATTATGCAACCGCATAACTAATTTATAAATTTTTCATATTTAAAATCTACCCTTAAGTTATTAAGTTACAGAGAGAACCCTTCGGGGTTCTTTTTCTGTGTAAAGAAAGAGTGATCTAAATGAGTAGAAAAGTATTTCAGAGAAAAGAGTATTCGATTTATAGAGCTGGTGATGGGTTTATTATACATAACACTAATGGAGAATTTGTAAAACATCATACTCATATAAGAAGTTTTAAGAAAGCTAAGAGTATAGTGGACTTATGTATTAGAAAGAAGTTGCCAGATAAACCGAATATATGGGAAATAGAAAGCTTAATGAGATTAACAAGAAATAATGCTTATTATAACCAGTTAAGGGATTTATTAAATAAATTATAAAAATGAGGTGGTGATAAATGTCCAGAGCAAGAAGTCCAAATAGGGATAAAGCATTTGAAATATATAAACAACATAACGGAGAAATCTTGCTAAAAGATATCGCCACGCAGCTTGATGTATCTGAAAGTACTGTGAGAAGCTGGAAAAATAGATATAAATGGGATGATGAAATAAGTGCAACGTCCCAAAAGAATAAATGCAACGTTGCAAATAAAAAAGTAATAAAAGAAAATAAGGAAACTCATACGAAAAAGCTAAAAAAAATAGAAAATAGTTTAAGTGATGAATTAACTGAAAAACAAAGGCTTTTTTGTATTTACTATATAGAAAATTTTAATGCTACAAAAGCTTATCAAAAGGCTTATGATTGTGACTATCAAACTGCAATGTCAAATGCCTCTAGAATGCTAAGAAATGCTAAGGTAAAACAAGAAATAGATAGATTAACTAATGAATGCTTAGAAGAGCAAGAAATAAATTCTAAGCTTCTTAGTAAAAGGATATTTCAAAAGTATATAGATATAGCTTTCGCTGACATAACTGATTATATTACTTTTGGCAAACAGGAACGAGAGGGCGAGTTCGGACCATATACAGTTAACTATGTGGATTTAAAAGATAGTAATAATGTAGATGGCGGTTTGATAAGTGAAGTTTCGCAAGGTAAAGATGGCATTAAAATAAAATTACAAGATAAAATGAAAGCATTACAATGGCTATCTGATAGAACAGATATGTTATCTGATAAAGATAGATACAAACTTGATTTAGAAATAACAAAAACTGAATTAGCTATGTTAAAACAAGGTGGCGATGAAGGTGAAGTCGAAGATGATGGATTTATAGAAGCTTTAAATGCACAAGTTGACGAGGTATGGAACGATGATTAATATCAAGGAACATATTTCAGATCTAAAAAATAAAGTTAGTAAAATGAAATCATCTAGAAACTTAGGTATTAAAAAAGCAGTTATAAAATTTAGTCCTTTCTCTAAAAAACAAAAAAAAGTACTAACTTGGTGGCTACCAGCTTCACCTGTACACGATAAAGACGGAATTATAGCTGATGGAGCGATAAGAAGTGGTAAAACTATTTCGATGTCATTAAGCTTTTCTTTATGGGCTATGGAAAACTTCAACGGTCAAAATTTTGGCATGTGTGGTAAAACAATAGGATCATTTAGGAGAAATGTTTTATTCTGGCTGAAGCTAATGTTGAAATCAAGAGGATATAAAACAGAAGATAAAAGAGCCGATAACTTACTAATCGTAACCAAAGGGAATGTAACAAATTATTTTTATATCTTTGGTGGTAAGGATGAACGAAGTCAAGACCTTATACAAGGTATTACTCTAGCCGGTGTATTCTTTGATGAAGTTGCTTTAATGCCTGAGAGTTTTGTAAATCAAGCAACAGGTCGTTGTTCAGTTGAAGGCAGTAAATTCTGGTTTAACTGCAATCCCGATGGACCATATCACTGGTTTAAACTTAATTGGATAGATAAAAAAGAAGAAAAGAACATTTTATATCTACATTTTACAATGGATGATAATTTATCCTTGTCTGAAAAAATTAAAAATAGATATAAATCAATGTATTCTGGAGTATTCTTCAAACGCTATATTTTAGGTTTGTGGGTAGTTGCAGAAGGTATTATATATTCAATGTTTAACGAAGAAAAACACATCTGTGATGCTTCTGATTTTTCATATAAAGAATATTATATATCATGCGACTACGGTACTCAAAATGCTACTGTATTTGGATTATGGGGCAAAGCTACAAATAATAAACATGTATTAATTAAGGAATATTACTACAGTGGTCGAGATAAAGGAATACAAAAGACAGATGCACAATATGCAGATGATTTAGAAAAGTTTATAGGCGATTATAAAATTAAAAGAATAATCGTTGACCCTTCGGCAGCTTCTTTTATTGCTGAATTAAGAAAAAGGGGATATAGAGTTCAAAAAGCTAAGAACGATGTACTAGACGGAATAAGACTTACTGCTAGTTTTATGGCTCAAGATAAACTTTTAATTGATAAAGATTGTGTTGAAACATTAAAAGAAATAGCATCTTATGCATGGGATGAAGATTCGAGCAAAACTGGAGAAGATAAACCAGTTAAAGAATATGATCACAGTATGGACCAAATGAGATATTATTTCTTTACTGTAGTTGGAAATAGAAAAGTAAGAATAAATAATAGCCGATAGAAAGGAGGTCACAAGATGCTTAATAGTTATCAAGAGTTTGTTACTGCTGAACTTACTGGATTATATGGCTCGGCAGTATTACAAGAAATGAGCGATATACTAAGACTGTATGACATATATGAAGGTCGAGAAAACTTTATAGACAAGTCAGAAGAAAAAGACTATACACAGACAGAAAAGAAAACAAATCTGATTAAGAAGCTTATAAAAGAAGAATCTAGATTTTTATTCGGTAAGACTCCAGAGTTATACATTCAGCCTAAAAATGATACAGATGCCGACAAAGATAAAGCTGAACAAATAAATCTTTATTTAGATAAGATATTAAAAGATAATCTGTTCTCAGAGAAACTTATAAAAGGCGCTAGAGATTGTTTTATAGGTAAAAGAACTGCTATTAAATTATATGCTAATCAAGATACGAAAGAGATTAGAATAATGTTTTTGCCTTCATTGGAATTTATCTACGAAAGTGACGAGGAAAATCCAAACGAACTTAAAAAGATAATATTCTTTTATCAGACTAACAAGGAAGTTGAAAGAGATAAGCAACGTATTTGGAAACAAAAGTATGAAATGATAGAAGGAAGATGTATTTTACACGAAGGTGTATATAATGGTAATGGCATATTAATAGAGCCTATAAATGTAGATGTAGATTTGCAACTTAGTGGAATCCCTTGCTATGTCATAATAAATGACGGACTATCTGGAGACCCATTTGGAGAAAGCGACGTAAAAGAGCTTCTAGATAATCAAGTTCAATACAACAGACTATCCTCAGAAGATGTAGACACACTTAGAAAAGGTATGGATAGGATAATCTATGGAGTAGATATAGACCCAGAGGCATCGGAAAACTTTAAACTAAAGCCTGGAGCTTATTGGGATGTACCGACAGACCCTACAGCAGAAAATAAACAAGCTATACTAGGGACAATACCGACAGATTTTAATTACGGAGATAAAATAGAAAACTCTTTAAAACGTATCAAGTCAGATATGTATGAGATGCTAAATATTCCAATGTTAAGTAATGACGAGCTAAAAGGTATGATGACATCAGGCAAAACTATGAAAGCACTGTATTGGCAACTTATTACTAGATGTGAAGAAAAGATGATGGCATGGCGACCAGCTTTAGAATGGCTAATAAGAGCAATACTTGAAATTACAGAAGTATATCAAATAGAAAAATTACCGCAGCTTGATTACACTGTTACAGTAGAAAATAACTATCCTTTACAGGCAGATAAAGACGAAGAAAAGACATTAGACTTGCAACAAGTAAATGCACAGGCTATGTCTAGAAAAACTTTTATCAAAAAATGGCAAGGTGTTACAGATGATGTTGCTGATGCTGAAATAAAACAAATAGCATTAGAAAGAGAAATGCTAGAAGAAAGTTATGTATCTGGAATGAGTGATCCAGTTGAATAATTTTTTTAAACAAAAGAATAAAACTGAAAAAGAGATGACTAGAGAAATAAAAAAAGCATATAAAAGAGTAGCAAATAATCTAATTAAAAGATTAGCTCTAATAAATCCAAACACAATGACATATGACTATCTAAGACAAACTGCTAAGTACTTAGAAAGAGAATATAAGAAACTAAATAAAAAGCTTAATAAAGATATTGAAAAGGCTATTACAAATACCGTAGAAGGCTATACACAAAGCCAAGCAGAGTTTTATAGTGATTTATATAAACCTCTTTCTAGTAGCTTTGAAGATATGTTTATAAAAGTAAACAAGCAAGTTTTAGACAATGTTATTACAGGCAAAATGTATGGAGATAACATAAAACTTTCTGACAGACTTTGGAGTAATCATAAAAAGACTGTAAAAACAATAAACGATATACTTACAGATGGTTTTATTACTGGGAAAGGTAGTAAAGAGATAGCTAAAGACTTAGAGGTTTATTGTAATCCAGATTATAAAAAAGAATATGAAAAGTTTACTATTCATCCTAAAAGTAAAAACAAGGTTGAATTTAACTCATATAGATTAGCAAATACATATATAAATCATGCGTACCAAGAGGCAACAAGGCAAAGTGCTAAGCATAATCCATTTGTAGAAAAAGTTGAATGGCTAAGCGGAACAGACGATAACGTATGCGATTTATGTAAAGAACGAAACGGAAAGAAATTCGATAAAAATAAAGTACCTTTAGACCATCCACTTGGCAGATGTACACTATTACCAGTTATAGAAGATGATTTAGAAGATATAGCTAGAGAGTTAAAAGGCTGGGCTAATGGTGATAAAAATGAAAAGCTTGATAAATGGTTTGAAGCATGGGAGGTTAAAAGATGATACCAGAAGATAGGAGGACTTTATGAACGAACAACAATTTTTAGATTGGTGTAAAGATGAAGTTGTAAAATATACCAATAATCATTTAGATAAATCAGATAACAAACAAATAACAAAAGATGATGTATTTATGGTTTGGTGTACTAAAGTTTTACAAAATAACAAAGCATTATTAAGTACAACTTTATTTGACGGAATGTATTATGAATGTACATATAACGGAGATAAAAAAGAAATGTACTTTGATGCTTATAAGAAATGGGAAAATAAAAAGATTGTGAGATAATATTTTTATGGATGATAAATCAATAAAAGAATTAATAAAAATATTAGAAAAAATAAGTAATAGACTATGGTGGATAGCACTTTGGTTAGCACTTACATATTTTGGCCTGTAAAGGCTTATTTTTATGTCTTTTTTTAGTTTACAGACGTAAAAGAATAAACTAAAAACTATATTCAAGAAACGGACTTGTAAAAAGTGTAAATATAGGAGGAAATATGGAATTTAAAGAATTATTAAAAGCACAAAGCTTAACAGATGAACAAATAAATAACATTACTGCGAAGATGAAAGAAGAAAAAATATATACTACATCTTTAGAAAATGCAGACGAACGATATACGAAATTAAAAGGCCAAAAAGCTGATTTAGATGAGCAGATAAAAACAGCAAATGCAACTATAGAAGATTTGAAGAAAAATAATAAAGATAACGAAGCTTTACAAAAGACGATACAAGATCATGAAACGACTATAGAAAATCTGAAAAAAGAATCGGCTCAAAAGGATTTTAATTACGCATTAGATAGTGCATTAAAAGATAATAAATGTAAGAATGCTAAGGCTTTAAAAGCTTTACTTGATTTAGACAATATTAAGTTTAATGAAGGTAAATTAGAAGGCTTAGAAGGTCAATTAAATGCATTGAAAGAAAGTGATGGATATTTATTTGATACATCAAATCCAGCTCCAGGTAATACTGGAGGAGCAGGTAATCATCCAAGAGTTGGTGGAGGCACTGGAGCAGTAACAAAGGCAGATATATTAAAAATGCCTTACAGCAAAAGAGTTGAATTTTACAACAACAATAAAGAAGAATTCAACAGATTAATGAATGAATAGGAGATGATGGGTATATGGCAACAACAAAATTAGCAGATATTATAAACCCAGAGGTTATGGGTCCAATGATAGGTGCAAAAGTAGAAGCACTTTGTAAAATAACACCATATGCAAAAGTTGATACAACATTACAAGGTGTTCCAGGGGATACAAAAACAACACCAAGTTGGGAATACATAGGAGATGCAGAAGATGTAGCTGAAGGTGAAGAAGTCGGAACAGTAGGATTAAAAACTGGGTCAACTACTTTTACAATCAAAAAAGCTATGAAAGCTGTATCTATAACACAAGAATCTATTAATAGTGGATTAGGTAATCCAGTAGCACAAGCTGAAACACAATTAGCAAAATCTATAGCACAAAAAGTTGATAATGATGTATTAGATGCTGCTTATACTGGAACTAATAGAGTAGCTGGAAATACATTAGCTGTAATATCTTACAGTGGTATAGTTGATGCAGTAACACAATTCGAAGATGAAGAAGATGGAATAGAAAAGGTTATGTTTATACATCCAAAACAAGAAGCAACATTGCTAAAGGATTCTAACTTCTTATCAGCTGATAAATTCACTGCTGGAGTAGCAGTAAACGGAGCTATAGGTAAAATAGCTGGTTGCTGGGTTAAAAAATCTAAAAAAGTTATGTTAGTTCAAGCAGAAAAAAATACAAGCGGTACAGTTGAAATATCAGCAGAAAACTTAGCAGAATATAAAAAGAAAACTTTAGATGGTTCTACTTTAAAAGTAGGCGATAAAGTTAATGCAGTAGCAGCAGCTAATCAATACTATTTAAACCCAATATTAAAAATGGAGCCAGATAGTCCTGAAACAGAATATACAGAAGATGAATTACCAGCAATAACAATCTTCCTTAAAAAAAATACTTCTTTAGATCATGAATGGTTCCCTAAAAAACAAATACATGATTTAACAACTGCTAAATACTACGGAGTAGCTAAAACTAACGATGCTAAAATAGTACTTGCTAAATTTAAAAAATAGGTGATTCAAAATGGATGATTTAGAAATGCTAAAGCTGATTTTAAGGGAGAACGATTCCCCCTTTTTTAGTGATGAACAATTAAGATTTTATGCAGAAAAAAATAATTTTGACATAAATAAAACGGCCTACGAATGTTTTCTAGCTAAAGCAGAAGATGACAGCATTGCATTACCAGGAGGATTAAGCTTGCCTAACAATAAAGAATATTGGCTAAGACTTGCAAAAAAATACAGACCGAATGGAAGTAAGATATTATGATAAATAAAGATAAAATTAAAGCTAAAGTTAAAAAAGCAATAAAAAAACTTCCTTCGCAAGCGGTAGTTAAGCGAGCTTATGAAAATGACTTTGGAGAAAAGTCGGATTTATTAGAATTAGTATGCGAATTAGAAGGTCTATACCATGAAGGTAGCAATCTTTCTATAACTTTAGAAAATAAAGGAGAGGTAAAGTCAGATAAAGGCTTGTATTTCCTAATCGCCTACGATGAGACTGCAAAGCTTATACAAAAGGACGATTATATTTATATAGAGGGTTACAAGTACCAAATTAAAGACCTTGGCAATGTTAACAAAATGAATATTTACATGGACATGCGACTACAAGAGGTGAGTTACGGTGAGCAATTTTAGATTTGATGCTAGTGAATTGCTTGGCAATCTAGCACAACAACAAACTAGATTTAAAGCAAGTATGGAATTGTATGCTACTAATAGTGCCACTAAATTACAAAACTATGCTAGACAAAATAGGCCATGGAAAGATAATACTCACGATGCTAGAAATAGACTTAATGCAACATGGGAATGGCGAGGTAGCAAAATAGTAATAGCCCTATCACATGGGGTTAACTACGGAATATATCTAGAAAAAGGTACACCAGCGCATGTAATAAAAGGTAATCCTTGGTTATATTGGCAAGGAGCTAGTCATCCTGTTAAGCAAGTAAATCATCCAGGTACTAGACCTTATCCGATTATTATGCCAGCTATAGAACATGTAGGCCCACAAATTATGGCTGGATTAACTGTATTGCTAAGCAGGTGATCTAAATGTTTAAAGATTTATATAAATTTCTTAAAACTGCTGGATTAACTGTATTTTCTTTAGGACAACAAGATAAGATTTGCACTAAGCCGTTTGTACTTTTTTACGATGCTGGAATAGAAGATACTACAAGTAAGAATTTAAAAAAAGAAAGCATTGAATTATGGGTATTCTATCCATTTAATGAGTATTCTAAGGTAAATGACTATATAAAACAAGTTGAAAATACAGTAACTAAATTCGGCAAATTAAGAAAAGCTTATGAAAAATATGCAATAGAGATAGATAATGAAATGAAAGCATATTATACAAAATTAACGTATTTTAGATACGTTCAAAGGAGGTTGAGATAATGGCAGAAACAGCAGTAACTTTAAATCAACATGCGCTTTCTGATGTTGCATGTGTAGAAATAGTTACAGAAGATGACAAAAGCTATACGTTTGTAACTGCTTCCGAAGTCGGTATAGAAGAAGTACTTGACGAAGGAGATGAACAAACTTTAAAAATAAAAAATGTACTATATGCAAATAGAAAAGCAGAAAATACATTATTAGGACATAATTTGACATTTACAGACAATTTAATGTGTCCTGAGTTGCTAGAATTATTCCAAGGAGGAACATTAACACCAGGTGAAAATGGTATGTTTACATATACACCTCCAGCAATAGGAACAAAAGCAACTAAAAAGAAATTTACATGTAATATATATACTTGCGAAGTTTCCACTGATGGAGATACAGGGAAATATGTAAAAGTATCTTATCCAAGCTGCGAAGGAACTAGTGTTCCATTTACTTTTAAAGATGGTGAATACTACACAAACGAATATGTAATAAAATCTAGACCAGCTAAAAATGTAGCACCTTACACCGCTTCTTTAGTAAATGCATTACCAACTGCATAAATAAATATATAAATAGATATAACCTTCCTAAATAATTTTAGGGAGGTTTTTATTATGAAAGGAATAAATATATGGAAAATTTACAAGTAACAAGCTTAGAAAAATTAAAGAAAGTAAAACAAACAGAAATTATAAATTTAGGCAAATTTGAAGATGGAACAGAATTTGTGGCAGAACTAAAAAGACCTAATATGATGAATTTAATAGCTCATAAGAAAATACCAAATACACTTTTAACAGAAGCAACACAGTTATTTAACGGTAAAAATAAATTAGCTAATAAAGTTGTTGCAGAAGATGATGGAGAATCTTTAGCACAATTAGGAGAATTAATAGAGGTATTAGCAGAAGCATGTCTAGTCAATCCAACATATAAACAATTAAAAGAAATAGATTTAGATCTAACATTAGAAATGCAAATGTCAATAATGATGTATTCACAAGGAGGGGTAGAAACTCTAAAAAACTTTCGTAAAGAGCAACAACGTAATGAGAATAATCAACCAGGCATTGAAGTTTAATAGATTGCCTAGTGAAATATTGCGAATAGACGATGAATATACAGCATTTTGTTTTGATGAAGCTTGTTTATATATAATTAATCAAATTGAGAACAAGAAAAAACCACATTTTAAAGATGAAAAAGCAGAAAGTGATAAAGATAAATATTATTTAAATGATTTTCTTAGAAAAGAAGCAATGAAAGGAGGTAAATAATCCGATGAGTGTGAATTTAGGTTCAGCTGTAGGATATTTAGAGCTGGACAGTAGCAGATGGACTAGTAATTTTAATACTGCTAGGCAACAAATGCGAACATTAGCAGATAGTTCTCAGAGCATGAGTACTAGATTTCAAACGGCTGGGCAAATGCTTACTAGTGCTGGGTCAGCTCTTACAACTCATGTAACGTTGCCTCTAGTAGCATTAGGAACTGCTTGCACTAATATGAGCATGGAAACAGAGACATCTATGGCAAAAGTAAACTCTATACTGCAGCTTAACTCTAATGAATGGGGTAAATATCAAACAACAATAAAACAAGGTGCTAACGATATTGGAATGGCTTATTCAGACTATGCAGAAGCAGCTTATAGCGCTATATCTGCTGGAGTTAAGCAAGCTGATGTTACTAATTTCCTTACGCAGTCTAATAAATTAGCTAAAGGTGGGTTAACGGACTTAGCAACTGCAACAGATTTGTTAACAACAGTTCAAAATGCATACGGTTTAAGCCAAAAGGACATGCAACATGTAAGTGATGTATTGATACAGACACAAAATAAGGGTAAAACTACAGTTGGAGAATTAGGTTCTGCAATGGGTAAAGTAATCCCTACTGCAAATAGTTTAGGTGTATCGGTCGAACAGTTAGGAGCTTCTTATGCTATTATGACTGCTGGAGGTATAAGTACAGCAGAAAGTACAACTTATTTAAATAGCATGTTGAACGAATTAGGGAAAAGTGGTTCAGGAGTAGATAAAATTTTAAGAGAACAAACAGGCAAATCTTTTAAAGAATTAATGGAAAGTGGTAAATCCACAGGAGATGTGTTACAAATACTTTCAGATTATGCAGAAAAAAGTGGAAAATCTCTAACAGATTTATTTAGTTCTGCAGAAGCTGGAAAGGCTGCAACAGCATTAATGAAAGATGGAGTTAAAGGCTTTAATGAACAGCTTGATGGCATGATTAATTCTACTGGAGCATGTGATAAAGCATTTAAGACTATGAATAGTACTGCAAAAGAGCAATTAACACAATCAATTAATAAACTTAAAAATGCAATGGTAGAGATAGGAAATGTAATGCTACCTCTAGTTGGAAAGATAGCACAAGTTGTAGGAAAATTTGCTGATTGGTTAAGCAACCTAGCACAAACAAATCCAGCATTATTGCAAGTAATAGTAGTAATAGGTGGTGTGGTTGCTGCAATAGGACCTTTATTATTAATATTAGGTTCTTTAGCAAGTGCAATAGGTAATATATTGGAATTAAGGACATTGCTTTCTGGTTCATCGATGCTAAGTGGTGCTATAACTAGAGTGACTGGGTTATTTTCTGGATTAAGAAATGTAATTATGGGTTCTGTAGTACCTGCATTACAGTCTTTATGGGCATTTATGTTAACAAATCCAATTACCTTTGTAATAGCAGCAATAGCAGCATTAGTTGCTGGATTTGTGTACCTTTGGAATAACTGCGAAAGCTTTAGAAACTTCTGGATTAATTTATGGGATAACATAGTTGAAACGGTTAGTAAAATTCCAGGAGAAGTACAGAAGATATTTGAAAAAATACAGAAATTTTTCAGTGAATTGCCTGACAAAATAAGCAAGGGTTTAGATTCCGTAGGCGACAAAATAATAGACTGGGGTTATAGCATAAGTGGTGGAGTCGGTGATACCATGGTTGACTTGTATGGTGTATTTAAGGATTCTTTCGAAGGCATAGCAGATTATGTTGAGAATGTTACAACTCTTATAAAAGATATATTTACAGGCAACTGGGGTTCTTTGGGTTCTGATATAGAGAAGATATTTTCAGGGATATCTGATAGTGTTGGAAATATATTACAAGATCTAGTAAATATAGTCGGTGATGTATTTGGAATGATAAATGATGCTATACAAAGTGGACTAAAAGCTATTTGGAGTCCAATAATTGATTGGGCATGTAACTTTAATACGAATTTAGGACAAGCATTTTTAGAAGGCTACTATGCTATAACAGATACCTTCGATATGATAACAATTTTTATTAGGGATATTATGACTGTATTAGGTGATATTTTGACAGGTAACTGGCAAGGAGCATGGGAACACCTACAAGCCTTATGGAACGACATGTGTACATATGCTGAAATGATTTTTAATGATATTAAAAATTCAGTCGTAAATGCTTTTCTTGGTATGAAAGATTTAGCAGTAGATGCACTTTCCAATATAGGGCAATGGTTTAATGAACTTCCAGGTAAAATAGGGACTGCTTTAGGCACTGCTTTAGGCACAATAGCAAGTTGGATAGTTAATACATGGAATTATTTTACTACTAATATACCTAAATGGATAGAATCTATAGGCCAATGGTTTAGTGAACTTCCAGGTAAAATAGGCACATGGTTAACAAATACGTATAACAACGTAATTAGCTGGGGTAGCAATATGCTATCTAAGGCAATAGAAACAGGTACAAATTTTGTTAATAATGTAGTTAATTTTATTAAAAATTTACCCACTACTGTGTATAATTGGTTAACACAAACTTATAATAAAGTAGTTAACTGGGCAACACAGATGATAAATAAAGCTAGAGAGGTTGGAAGTAATTTTGTTAGTAAAGTAGGAAGTACAATACAAAGTTTACCAGGTAAGGTATGGAGTTATTTAAGCCAAACAATAAGTAAAGCCGTAACTTTTGTAAGTCAGTTCGGGCAAAAGGCTACACAAGCAGCAAGAAACTTTACTACTAATATAGTTAATGGAGTTAGAAATATACCAAATCAAATGCTTAGCATAGGAAGGAATATAGTGCAAGGCATATGGCGTGGAATTAGTGGAGCAGCAGGATGGTTAAGGAGTCAAATAAGTAATTTTGCTAGTGGTATTATAAATGGATTTAAATCTGCATTTAAAATAAACTCTCCTTCTAAAATCATGCGAGACATTATAGGTAAGGGAATAGTAGAAGGTATAGGAGTTGGTATAGACCAAGAAGAAGATAGTTTGTTAACAAAGGCATATAAATTAGCTGGAAATGTAGTAAATGTAATGGATGGAAATATTGCAACAGCTAACTTATTTGATAGTGCTAAAAATCTAACTACTAGCATGGATATAGCTACTAGCCAAGCAACCGGTCAAGACAAAATAAATAAATTTGATAGTCTGCTACATGTAGAAAACTTAACAATAAATGATGATAAAGACATAGAAACTCTAGCGAATGATTTAGCATTCTACCTTAAAAGAAAAAATGTATTAACAGTATAAGGAGGTGTAGAAATGGAATTTATGGAGTATAGAGATCCTATAGTTTTATATTTAGATGATAAACCTAGCACAGACTATGGGATAAAGACATATGAAAGCAATATCCTTTCTGCACCTTCTAAAAAATTAGAATTTATAGACATAGAAGGAAGAGACGGAGCATTAACAATAGATAATGGATATGAAGATTTTATATTGAAACTTAGTTGTGTATTAGTAAATGAACATGATGAAGTTGAATGCACTCCTGCATTAGCTAGAAGAGCAAAGAAATTCCTATTAGATGGAGTGAATAGGAAAATACAATTAAGTGAGGATATGGATTACTATTTGCTAGGGACTTACAATTCTGATATCGACATAGAAGAAGCAATTGAAAATTTTGGATTGTTTCAGGCGCAATTTAGATGTAAACCTTATAGATTTTCGAATAAAAATAAAACAGTAGAGATAACTACTAAAAATACCGTAATAAAAAACGATGAATATAAAACCAAGCCTGTTATTGATGTGTATGCAACAGGAGACATAACTATTAATATAAATAACCAGGAAATTATCTTAAAAGATTTAGAAGGAAATATAAAGATTGATTGCGAGAAAATGAATGCAACTACTGTTAATTCACTTAAAAAAACAGTAAATGCAAATCAGAAAATGTACAGTGATTTCCCTATTTTAGAGGAAGACGATAATAATATAACTTGGACCTTAGGAGAAGGAGCTAGTTTTACTAAAATAATAATAAAATACAGATTGGCGGTGATATAGTGATACCAAGAATTTATGATAATAGTTTTACAACGTATGAAAGCAATGGATTAGGTTTATTGGTAGATGCTATATCTTGCCAAGTTGAAGAAGAGTCTAATGGAGATTTTGAGTTGACACTTGTATATCCATCTGAGGGCTCTTTTTTTTATGCATTAAAAAAAGACAACCTTATAAAAGTTGATGCATCTGACAGCTTAAAAGGGCAACTTTTTAGGATAGATACAATATCAAAACCTCTAAATGGCCAAGTAACAGTATATGCAAAACACATTACATTTGACCTAGCTAAAAACTCTTTAAATAAGGATGTAGCTGAAAAAAATATAAAATGCAAAAATGCTGGTAAACATATGCTACAGAGTTCTGATGCAGATAGTAGATTTACAATAGAAAGTAATATAGAAATGCTTGGTAACTATAACATGGATAGAAAAACAGATTGCTTATCTGCTATAGCTGGTATGAGAGGAAGTTTAATAGATACCTACGGGAATGGTCCTAAATTATTAAGAGATAACTTTACAATTTCTATACTTAATAGGAGAGGTAAAGACAACAATGTATTAATAGCTTATAAAAAAAATATAACTGGTTTTACATTGGAAGAAGATTACTCAGAAATAATTAATGTTATAAAGCCTTATGCAACTTATACAGAAAATGAAATTGAAAAAACTATATATATAGATGAAATAGGGATAAAATCCCCTAGATATGTAGAGGGAGATATTATTAAAAGCCAATGGTTAAATTTTACAGATAAATTTGATAACGATGAAACTCCAACAAAAGAAAAATTAAAAAATCTAGCTGAAAAATATTTTAATGATAACAGTTGTGACATTCCTAAAATGACTTATAAAATAGAATTTCAACCTCTTAGTCAGACGGAAGAATATAAGTCAGATGGACTAGCTAAATTAGAGCATATAGGGATGGATGACAGTATATATATTTTTAATAGTATGTATGGTATAAGAGGCCAAGCTAAAGTTATAAAAACAACTTATAACGTATTAGCAGAAAAATATATATCTATAGAATTAGGTGATCCAAAGACAACATTAGGAAGTATTATAAATAAATCTAATGATGATGCTGTGACAAAAGATGAAGTAAAAGAGATTATAAAAAATAATAAAAAAGATTATCCTAATACATTGCCAGCAATACCAATTATAACTATAGATAGAGCTGGATTTAAGACAGTTTCTCTTAGTTGGGAGTATGACAATAAGCCTTATTATTCTTATGAGGTATATGCAAGCCAAGAGCAAGGATTTACACCTAATGCTTTCGACTTAATTTTTAAAGGTCAAGCAAGTGCATTTTTACATGAGGTTGAGTGCGCACAAACTTGGTACTACAAAGTAAGGGCTGTAAATACTTATGGAAATGCTACAGATTTTTCAAAAGAAGTTTCTGCGACGACTACAAAAATAAGCGATGCTGCGGAATATTTCCAAGAAGCTGCAATAGAAAGTGCACTTATAGGTTCTTTAAATGCAGATGTAATTAATGCAGGTAAACTTAAAGGAACTTATATAGATGCTAGAAATATAAATGTAATTGATGGAAATGGAAATACAACATTTTCTATTAATAGCGCCGGTGAAGTTTCTTTAGTCGAAGGAGATATATCTATAGATAAAAACGGAATACAAGTTTACCACAAAAGCCAAGATGATTCTCCAGTTGGTACAACAGTTGTAGATGAAGAAGGATTTAGAATCCTTGATAAAGATGGTAATGAATTGGCTGATATAGGAGCACAGGGCGCACATTTTGCTAATTTGACAGTGGACGGCAAACTAAATCATTATCCGAGTGCGCAAATAATAGATAGACAACAGGGGTGGTCAAAAGATTATTATGTGGCAAAAATCGCTACAGGAGATGGTTCAGGTAGAGATGCGTTAAACAAGGCAGATAGTCTTCAGACTGTATTAAGAACCTTAAAATCAGATGGTTGTATGTTTTTTAATGCAATATATATTAACTTAGAAGCAGGTGTAAGAGTTAGAGAGAAAATCGTATTGCAAGATTTTTATGGAACTTTATTGCAGATAAATTTAGGAAAAGATGCACTTCTACAAGTAAAGGAAGGAAGTGTTATAGAGGATACTAGATGTAGAATTTATATAACTTCTTCAGAATACAATGGAGAAGGCACACTTGATTCTTATAATGAATCTGGTAAATTAAATACATTAGGATGTGTAGAAATTAAAGATGTAGCAGGCTTTAAACTTAGCCATAATAGTCATGTTAGATTTGATGGACTTCGTATAAGAGGAAATTCGCTTGATTCTGTAGGTTTTAGATGTGCAGATAGTAATCTATTAGAGGTTACAAACTGCGATGTAAGTAATATGGATAAAATAGCTGACGGATATAATTCTTCAAAAATACTTCTAGCTAATTGTCAAGGTAATGTAAACAAACTTGCTACGCTTGCGAGTGGAAGTATTTTTAGTTCATCGCCTCAAGTGCCTTCTTATACAGAGACAGAACCATGTGAAGTGTATGGCTCATCCGCTGTTATCAACTCTTTTGCAACATATGTCAAAAAAGATTCACAATTCCAAGATACTTTTAGCAAAGACGATAATACAAATACTTTGGAAATATTTGGAGTTAGTCAACAATACACAGTCTACGAAGGTAACGGAATAAACGAAGAAACAAGTATGCTGAATCTTGTAGGACAAGGAAAATTTAAGGAAGACTATAAATTTATGCATGGGTATGCAATATTTATAAGTGATACAGATGATTCAATAGGGGATTATCTAAAGACTTTGGGAAGTTATAATATGTACTTACGAATGACAAGAGCTGATAATAATACTACTTCTCCAATACCGAGAGTTAGATTCCAACTTGGAAACGGTGAATATACAGCATACTCTAAGTTAGACCCACTAACAAGCCCACTAACTGGAGATGGTTCAGGAGCGCAAATTATAGATTATAATGCTACGGAAGATAGAAAATTACCGAAAGACCTTGCGGATAAAATAGCAACTTATGGAGTGTATTCTGTAGAATTTTTGTCAGATGAGGTAGACAATTATCTGATAGTAGATAATATAAAATTGGTAGTTGTAGGAACGGCTAAAGGAGAAGAAAGCGGAGATATTGGAACAGATGTAAAGGCAATAGGGAAAATATTAGCCAATGCCCTTAATGTAAGAAAAACTCCAGGAACAGACGGAGAATATGCTGGATTGCTTGTAAATGGAGATACAGTAGAGATAGTAGGAGTGGATAGCACAACTGGTTGGTATAAAATAAAATTTGAAGGTGGATACGCTTATATAACAAATAAAAGTGAATATGTAGAAATAATCTCAGGAGACCCTAACGGAACTACAACAATACAAAAAGTAGAAGTCTTGGCCGATAACTTAAACGTAAGAAGTGGACCAGGAACAGAAAATAGTTCTATAGGCATAGTGCAAAAAGGATTTGTTGCCGACATATTAGAAACAGATAGTACTACAGGTTGGTACAAAATAAGCTACAACGGTGAATATGGTTGGGTGACTAATAACACAACTTATGTAAAAGTAACTACTGGAACGGCTACAGTAAGTCCAGAACTTTACGATGGAGCAAAAGTTGCAGGATTTGCAGAAACTTATTATAATGCAAGAAATAATTATACTTCTGCTAAAAGTTGGGATAACGGGTTCACTTACGGAGATTCTACACCATGTAACACTAGTGCAAGTGGTACTATGGGAGCTACAAATAGTATATGGGAGAAATCTAGCCAGGGAAACTATTGGAAAATGATAGATGAATCCACTTTAATATTGTTATGTTTAATGGGGTATGACTATGATGCATCTCCATATGCAAGCCTTGTACAGTACAATAATTACAGAACAAATATTTTAGCAAAGAATAGTTCTTATACAGGAGCAATAGTCCCATTAATTGGTTCAAATCTTGCGAGAACTTGTGCAGAAATAGCACAATACTTTTACAATAAGGGACAAAGTTTTACAGTTAAATCTGACTACTCTAACTTACAAAAAGGGGACTTATTATTTTATGCTAGAAAAACAAGTAGTGGAGCATATATCTACCCTACAAGATGGAAATACATTAGTACAGGAGCAATTTGTATAGGCCAAGATAGTAGTGGAAATGCACAAATAATTACGGCTATGAGTAATCCTGGAGAGAAACACTCAGATGGCTGGTATGTAGGACTAAAAAAAGACCTTGTTAAAAACCAACAACCTAGTACTATTGTATTGGCAGTAAGACCAAGTACTAAGGTTACAAGTAGCGGAGGAAGTTCTTCTGGAGGAACAGCTGGAGGTGGAACAGTTTCCAACCTTCGCCAAGTAATATGTGATACTGCGATGAAAATAGTAAACATGGGGACTGCTCATACTGCGTGGTACTCCCAGTATTGGAGAACAATAAGTCTTAACAGTATGGTAACCATAAAAGGTAAAGTAGAGACAGTAGGAGGAACTACTTATTATCAACCTAGCTGGGTTCAAACAGGGGTAACCTATGGATTCGACTGCAGTTCTCTGGTAGGTTGTTGTTATGAAAAAGCAGGAATGAGCTATATGAAAGGATTAACTTGTTCTATGGGAACATTGCAATCTACTGCAAAAGCACATGGAGCAACATTTTGGAGATATGCAGACAGTGGGTTCACAAGAGCTAAAGCAGGAGATATAATCATGTTTGCAAATAACGGATACACCGTAACAACATCTAATATGGCAACAGTTAAAACTCACCATACTGCCATTTATATGGGTAATGGGTATATTGCAGAGGCAAGCGGTTATAAGAAAGGAATAATATATAGCAAATATAACTTAAATAAACAAGCCTTCTTCATTAGATTGCCAGAATTAGACAAGGCAGATAGTACAAGTTCTAGCGGAGGAACAACTGTGAAAGAAGAATACAAAAATTGTTTTAATGAGCGAGGTACAATAGACGGAAAATCTTATATTTACAGATTACACGACGCTAGATGTACTTGTTATGCTGCAGCAGAAAGTAACACAATAGGCGCAAGCGGTCTCGGAACACATATGGGAAAAACAGTAGCAAGTCTTAATATTCCATACGGTACAAAAATTTATATTCCAGGTCTAAAAGGGCAAGTATGGACTAATGCCAATGGAACAAAAGTAACTCTAGATGGAGTTTTTACCGTTACAGATACGGGAGTCGGAATGTTTGATTTTGATATTGTAGCTGGTAGTACAGCAAGTGCATGTACAAGTAACTATAAGAATCCTGGTAGATACGAGGTATATGTTTTAGAATGGGGGACAAGTACTAAGAGTACATGGAGTTATACTGATTCTTATGCATGGGCATATAAAGCAGGAACACTCACAAAATATAAAGCAGCATTTAAAAATTATATTAGCAACGGCGGCGTACTTATAAATTTGCTTAAATTCTATAATGATGATGCAAATATAAGAAGTAGTACATATTGGAGCATATTAAACAGTTAAGAGGAGGTGCAACATGAGAGACTATGACATAGAAAGTGATCTAAAACAAGAAAAATTTCAAAGCATAAAATTAGTACAGGGAGACAGGGGTAATAAAATTAAAATAAATGTGTATGAAGATGGGCAACCAGTAAATCTAACTGGTTGCTCTATTATTGCTAAATACAAACGAAATGATGGGGAGACAGTAGACGGAACTGTAGAAAATATAAGCGGTAATTCATTTGATGCTGTAATGGATAGTGATATAACTAAGACACCTGGTACACTTAAAATGCTATTTACCATAGAAAAAGATGACGTTAAAGTTAGTACTTTCCTATTGCTAGCAGATGTGCGTGAAGGTATAGGAGAAAATACAGGAAGTTCAGGCGGAAGTACAGGAGGTGGAAGTGGAGAAGTGACAATAGATTTATCAAATTATTACAAAAAAATTGAAACTTATTCAAAGAATCAGATAGATGCACGATTTAAAGATATTGAGAATAAAATGGATGAAATAAGTAACCCGTTCAACATAAATTCATTTACAGTTTCTCCTTCTACAGCTCAAAAAGGTAGTACTATTAATGTTACTGTTAAATGGTCTTACAATAAAGATATCAATAGTCAAACGCTCAACAATGCCACACTAGATGCAACATTAAGAGAAAAAACTTTTTCTAGTGTAAATGCGGATGTAACTTATACATTAAATGCAACATCTACTAATAATATATCTAAAGCCAAGAGCGGAACTGTTAAGTTCTATAATGGAATATATTACGGGAAATCATCTTCTACAACATATGATTCTACATTAATAAATAGCTTAATTAAAGTATTATCTGATTCTAAAGCTAGAACTATAACAGTCAATGTAGGAACTGGAGAATATATATATTATTGTTTACCAAGTCGATTAGGAACTCCAAATTTTAATGTCGGAGGCTTTGATGGTGGATTTGATAAAGTTAAGACTGTAAGTTTTACAAACTCTGATGGATATACAGAAAATTACGATATATAT